CGCACCTGATTGTTTCTCTACACAGCGCCAGGTCACTTGTTGCTTGGTCAAGCTCTTCACAACACGGAACCGTATACGTCGTCCGGCCACTAATAACTTGACCCCAGATCCCTGCCGTACGAGTTTCGCCTCTCGCAGGTTTATAGCAGAGATCAGGGCTCAAGTTTGGTCAAGTTACTACCCAGGCGTCCCCTTCTTCACTTGACCCCAGATCCATCTTCAAGTGCACGGTACGTCAGCGTTTCCGCCTTCACCTCCATTGTCAAGATGGATCAGGGCTCAAGTTTACTCCCAAGGCACCATAAATAAAAATCCAACATGCACCAAGATTAGTGCAATGATCCAAAATGAATAACTCATAATCTTCCTTTCTTTAAAGAGGTAAGAGAAACAACCTTAAAAGGCCTACCTTACTCTTACCTCTTGACAGATAATATAATATAGGATATTCATATTGTCAAGCATAAAAATAACGAAAGGAATAAATATGCCAAAAACTATGACGAAGTATCAACTCGATCACTTCAAAGAAAAGGTAAGAAGAAACTTCAACCCTTTAATTGAAGAACAGGAACTGTTGGTAAAACAATATAGAGCTGAAGCAACTGAAAAGATTGTAGGAAAGCTCGCAAAGAAAATGGGCGCTGATAAAATTCTAGCTGACTTTGAGAAGGCAGAAAAGCAACTGAAGGCAGTTAGAGATAGAGCCAGAACCTTTTTCAAAAAGAAGGCGCAACAAGACAAGGATAAAAAAGACCTCACTTACACTATGAGAAATCAAGAAGAAAAGATAACTCTCGCAGACTGTAAAGAGCAACTAACAGACTGGGCACGTGATCTGGTTGATAGAGAAATAAGAAGGTTGCCTGAAGGCCTTAAACTCAAACAGCTTGAGGACTTGAAGCAAAGAGCTATTGATACTGTTATGGAAAGTGGAACACCTGAAGATTTAATCAGGCAACTCGACGCTACAACCAAGAAGATTGGAATTGCATGGGTTGTTGATACTTCCAAGATAAAACAAATCTCATCAAATTAACTATTGACTTGTAGGGGATAGTATATTATTATCCCCTATAACGAAAGGCATACAGATGATAAAAGAACTAAAAAAAGAAATAGAAGATAAAACAGACTTTGTTGTATCGTGGCACGCGAAGAAATATAACAAGGTTATATTTAGAGTTGGCAACTTGAATAAAGATGGTTGTAGAACATGGGAACAAGATGGCAAAAAATATATGTGTTTTTGGGACACAGTATTAGAGAGATATACAACTTGCATTGACCCCATGATAACTTACAAGCGAAAGGTGTCATGATTGAATTATTTAATATTATATTTGTAGAGAGCCCTACCGGGCTCTCTATGATATTGGCCTTCGGCCTGGGTGCAATTATATACACCCTCTTGACAGATGGAATTAAATAGGATAGTATAGGACTATGGATACAGACAAAAAAATAAAAACAACAAACCCTTACAGTGGTCAAAGCATTGACTTAACTGTTGAGGAGTTTACGAGATATCAAATCGTAAAGCAGGCTGAGAAACGAGCAGACCCAAACAACGGGGACGACCCCTTCTGGGATGTTGTTCGAGGTGGCTTAGATTGGTTTCGTAAAAACAATGCCAAAGCATATATGGTATTATTAGATTAACGAGATACGAGGGGCGCCCTGCGGGCGCCCCTCTCTATGTACCGATGCAGGTCACACCGCTTACTGTAAGCCGTCTTCCTGCATAGAGGTACCAAAGCCATTGCAAATTTTAAACAAATAAAATAATATAAATCACGTACAAGTTGTAAGGGGTCCCACAGGTATACCCTTTATGCCAAGTTTTGTATAATCATAACCAGAAAATACTTGCTAGGTTTCAAAATTAATCCTAAAAAATTTTGCGCAAAATTTTTTTGAAATGAAAATAGACTTAGAAAAGATAAAGAGATTACCACCTGATGTAAGAAAAGAGTTCATGAAGACTTATCTTCAGCACGCTGAAAAGAAGAAAGAGGCTGGTATTAGAAATGACTTTATGAAGTTTGTAAAACATGTGTGGCCAGATTTTGTTGAGGGGCGCCATCACAAGATTGTTGCTGAAAAATTTAATCAGATAGCAGAAGGTAAAATTAAAAGGCTGATTATAAATATGCCACCAAGACACACAAAGTCCGAGTTCGCTAGCTACTTGCTGCCCGCTTGGATGGTGGGTAGAAACCCGAAGCTCAAGATTATACAATCAACTAACACCACGGAACTATCAGTTAGATTCGGGCGTAAAGCAAAACAACTTTTAGATAGTCAGGAATATCAAACTGTATTTAAAACTAGACTCAAAGAAGATTCACAAGCTGCCGGTAAGTGGGAGACACAACAAGGCGGTGAGTATTACGCAGCTGGTGTCGGCTCCGCGATTACAGGTCGTGGCGCAGATCTTTTAATCATTGATGACCCACACACAGAACAAGATGCAATGAACAGAGATGCTATGGAGAGAACTTTCGAATGGTATACATCAGGTCCTCGTCAACGTCTTCAACCAGGCGGATCTATTATTCTTGTCATGACAAGATGGAATACAAAAGATCTTACAGGTATGCTGTTAGGCGCGCAGCGAGAGGCTAAAGCTGATCAGTGGGAGATCGTAGAGTTTCCTGCCATCATGCCATCAGGTCAACCACTATGGCCAGAGTATTGGAAGTTAGAAGAACTAGAAGCAGTGAAAGCATCAACGGGTGTACAGAAATGGAATGCTCAGTATATGCAAAACCCAACATCAGAAGAAGGAGCAATCATCAAACGAGAGTGGTGGATGCCCTGGGAAGAGGATTGGATACCCGCACTGAAGCATGTCATACAATCTTACGATACAGCTTTTGGTAAAAAACAAACATCAGATTATTCTGCCATTACAACATGGGGCGTGTTTTATTTAGATGATGATAGTCCTGCTAGTTTAATATTATTAGATGCAAAGAAAGGCAGATACGATTTTCCAGAACTAAAGCAGGTTGCCTACGAGCAATGGAAGTATTGGGATCCTGATACGGTTATTGTTGAAGCCAAAGCATCAGGTCAGCCACTTACAGACGAACTAAGAAAGATGGGTATACCTGTTGTAAATTTTAGTCCGTCTAAGGGAAATGATAAGCACACACGAGTAAATTCGGTTGCACCTTTATTTGAAAGTGGTATGATATACGCCCCTAACCAGGAGTTTGCTGAAGAGGTGATTGAGGAGTGCGCAGCTTTCCCTTTTGGCGATCATGATGACCTTGTAGATTCGACTACACAAGCGATCATGAGATTTAGGCAGGGTGGCTTTGTTTTACATCCAGACGATGAAAAGGACGAGGTCATAAACAAAGTTAAAAGGAATTATTACTGATGAAGTTATTAGAATTACTAAAAGCAATGTTTGGCCAAAGATACCTTAACAATATTATAGGTACAAAAACTAATATTAGTAAACCCATCAAACTAGATAAAAATAGTCCCTTTAAAGTATACTCAGATTCAGCTTTTGATAATCCTGACGTCTTAAAATTTATAGAAAAGAAATTAGCAGAGTATGGTCCGTATGCTCTATCTAATAAGAATATGTCAGAAGTAAAAAACTTTGAGATGAATTTAAGAAGAGCTTTAAACAAGAAAAAAAATGTTTATGAAGGAATGATAGATCCTGAAAGTGATTTAGGAAAAAAACTTGCTAAACTTAGAAAAGGAGGCGATGAAGCAAAAAAAGAAAGCCAAGTAAAAAAAGCAGCTGAGGCTATGTTTGGACCACTTGGAAAATCAGACAAGCCTACACCAAAACCTGAAGCAGAGATTGTTGACATTGGAACGAAAAAGAAAGTTGATGAAAAAGGTATTATGACTTTAAAAAAAGAACTTGGTTTACCTGAAGGTGTTGAGCCAGGAAGCATGGCAGACAAAGCAATTAAAGAATCTGCTCAATATAAAATGGATCAGCAAGGTGTAAAATCTTTATTAGATGAAGACTACAAACCACCAAAGTCAGAACTAACTCTTGAAGAAGAGGAAGCGATAGAAGGTATAAATGATATGATGGCAAGAGGTTATAGTGCAGCCGTAGAAGGAAAACGAAGAGCGGTTGTTAGACAGATATTATTAAAAGATGCACGAATTAATTTACCAGAAGATGTTAGAAACAGTTTAAAAAACTATGACGACTTAAAAGGTGGTGGTGATCAAAATATGGATCCGTTAAAAGTTTTTGAAAATTATTACGAGAGAGATAATGAAGTGTTGGGTGCACTGGATGGTATTATTGACACTGCAGAAAATGAATTTAAAGCAGCAGATACATTTTTAGCTATGGAAAATAATTTTAAAGTTAAAAAACCTGTTGTCAGAGAATCTTTAGATGATGAGGCAGTTGAGATATCAGAAACTTCAGAGCTACCTGATCCAGAAGATTTAGCTGAAGGTGGTAGACCTGGCTTTTCAAATGGATCAAAAGACTCTTTACTAAGTCCACAGATGGCAGACTTTTTAGAAAACTACGCTGATCAAATGACATTTGAACAGTACCTACAGATGACAGTTAAAAGAAAAAACAAAGCAGGCGGCGGTCTAAATTATTTGATGGGGTTATAACATGGCCTCAGAACTTCTTAAAAACAGAGCACTAATACAAAAATTAAAAGAACCTGATATCCCTGTTGTTAATTTTGGTTTGGCAGATTCTGCTATAGAATCTTTAATTGAACCAGATGTATTACCTCAACCAAAACCAGGTGAATTATTTGAAGAGAGGGAGAGAGTAAGAAAAGACAGATTGTCTGATACTCTTCTAGAACTTAAACCTGTTCTAATGGATGAGTCTGTAGATTTTATTGAGAGAGAAGAACTTAACATAGGAACTAGACCTGAAAATCTTACTACGCCTCGTGAAAATTTAAAACGATTGGCTGAAATTATTCAACAAGCTGACATTGATGATGAGCTGGAGTATTTAATGCCAACTCCTGAAGCACAATTAAAACAGGCTAAAGTACTTGGCCGAAAAAAAATAGTAAGACACAAAAAAGGTAAGATGACGGCAGCTTTGCGTCAAGATTTTAATAAACTAAGAACGAATGAAAACTCTCTTAGAATAGTTGCTAATTTATTAGGAGAAGATGTTGAATATGTTTTAGATGTTATTGATGAGGCAGACAATTTTTCAGGTGAAGCTAAACTAAAAGCTATGATGACTGGCAGTCGAATAAAAGAAAAAAACACTAGAGCAAAATTTGAAAAGATAGAAAAATGGATGACTTCTAACGCTAAAAAATTTGATGACCCAGCTGAATTAAAAAAAGCAGTTAATAAAAGATTTGGTTCTAATAATATTTTAAATCAAACAGCTAAGAAAAACGGCATACCATTATTCACTCAAGGTTTTACTAATGAGATATTAGGTTTAAAAGGTTTTAGTGGAGATACTAGTAGACTAACAAACACACTGTTAGATAATATTTACAAAACAACTATATATAATTTTAATCCTAAAGTTAGAAAACAACTTACAACAGAGATTACAAATGTTTTATCCGGAGGCCCTGCAAGAGTTACACAAGAGGCAAGAACAAAAATTAAAAATAATCCTTTATTAAAAAAGTTTGGATTTGATCAAGAAATAAACGGACCTATAGCAAAATTATTGTTTAAAGAAATAGGAGAAGATATGTATAGAAATCTTCAAACTTTTAAACAACCTAGATTTGGGACAGATGATTTACTAAAATATTTAGCCAACGAAGTTAACCCTAAATATAAATCTATGTTTACAGAAGCTGGTAAAGCCATTAAAGCTTTTCAAGATGGTAATAGAAAGGCCGCTGATAAATTTTTGAAAAAAGGAACAAAAATTATGTATGACCATAAAATACCTGTTTCTCTTATTAAGAATGGATACGCTGATGAAATTGAATATGTAAAAGTTCAACCAACTTCAGAATATTTTAATGTTGATATTAAAAACCAACAGTTTGATAAACCTGTAGGTAATCTTTTACGTAAATACGAAAAAGCAACAGGACCTAAAAAAGATATTTTATTTAATCAGATTTTAGAAAAGAGAGATAATTTTAATGAAAAATATGCTGGCTACTTAAGTGATGTTTCAATAACAAGAGACAATAAAGGAAAAATTAAATTTTCTACATCTGATAAAACTCCTGTTTTTACAAAAGACACTGACATTTTAAAAGAATTTAAAGGTCAAAAATCTTTTTTTGAAAAAGCAAAAACACCCACAGCTAAAGATAGTAAAAACATAGCAAAATTATTAGCAAGCTTTGGATTCAAGTGCTCTGCCGCAGAGGGGGGTGCATGTGATAACCCAATGAATTATCTTGACGATATTAAAAAACAACAAGCTATTGCACAAGGATCAGGCAACGCTGCTGCAAACGCAGCAAAAAAACTTAGCGCTGGTAGAGCTATTTTTAGAGAAGTGCTTGGTCCAGCAGCTTTAGGATTTGAATTAGCTGCAGCTGTACCGATAACTTATTTAGGATACAAAGCAGGACTACCACCTGCAAGAATTATATCTAACGCCACTTACGGATTATTTGGAGACACAGAAACTGCTAGACTTAAAAAGGTAGCAGTTAAAGAAGGTATAGATACAGCAGACATTCAAAAAGCTTTAGACTTTGAAAAAGCTAGTGGAGCGATGATGAATTTAGCTAGAGAAGAAAATCAGTTTAGAGGACCAGATGATGAAATGCTTTTTCCTCAG